CATGCGCCACTATGAACCTACCCGACTACATCCAAAAGGTGGGCTATGACGAGGCCGCGCGGGTATTTGAGGTCAAGCGGCGGACCGTTGAAGCCTGGCGAAGAGGCGAACGCAGGCCGCGCCCGGCGCAGGCCAACATCATCGTTGCGAGATCCCCTGTGACTTACGAAGGCATTTATGGCAGCGGCGCTAAGCCTGCCGCCTAACCTGGAGGTCCTCCCATGTACCAAGACCCCACCCTCAAACGCGAACACGTCGTCAAGCTCAGATTTTCCGACCATGAAGCCCGCCTCATCGATGCGTTGGTGAATTACACCGGCGAGCAGAAGGCCAGCTTGCTGCGTGACCTGGTGTTGAGTCAGGCCGCCGATGTCCTGGGTGCAGAGATTGCGCCGGCGCCGGCTTTCACGGAAGGCGCGGGTTGTGCGCGTCTTGGGGTCCAACGCAAAGCCAGTTGAGGGCTATTTGGTGACCGACGAGGGCCCTCAAGAGGGCAGCGAGGAAGCGGCCCGCTTTACCGCGGAGGAACGCCAGTACATCGAGGCGGTGGCCCGCCAGCGCGGTATCAGCTTTGACGAGGCGGCGACCCAGCTCGCCAAGGAGGGGCTGGCCCGCCGGGTTCAGAAACACACGGGCCGACGCCCAGCGTCGTACATACGGAGGCCGAATTGATGCGCCAGCCAGAACCGCAAACTCCCACCAAACAGCCCTGGTCGCTGCGTGAGGCGACACGCCAGGCGCTCGTCCCGGCGATCCGGGCCGAGCAGCAGGCCGGCCGATTTCCCGTGTTTAGCCCCGATGTGAGGGGCCGCGGAGATCCCCGGCGATGACCTGGAGGATCTGGCGGTACGACTCAGCCGAGGGAGGCGCGCCGTGGGTGGTGTGCTGATCGTACGCCCAGGCCACCAGGTGCCCGATGCGCCCGGCGTCCATGCGCAGCGTCACGGCGTCGATATCCTCCAGCGCGCTCAACAGGCCCGCCGTGATGTCCGCCAGCGCGTCAGCGTCGACGGTGGACGTGCCGTATTTCAGATGCGCCGCATTGACCCCGAAATATTCCGCCACCCGCTGCAGCTTGGTGTCCGTGATGCGGCGAGAGCCGTTCAGCCACCGATACACCAGCTCAGGCGTGCAGCCCGCGGCCGATGCCAGCGCGCCGGCGCTCACGTCGTTCGCCTGCATCAATCGCTGCAGTCGGGCAGGAATATCGTCCATACCGGGAATATACCGACTTGGTATATGGGGGCGCAATGAAGCGGCCGGATCGCCTCAGGTTGGTCGAGTGGGCCATGGCGCAACCGATCCCACCGAATGAAACCAAGGTGCTGATCGCTATGGCATTGGAGTGCGATTCACCCTATTCGCAGGTGCCGTTCAGCATCAAGCGCTGTCATCGCAAACACGGCATGGCACAGAACACGGTGCGTCGTGGTTTGCGGGATCTGCTGGCCCGGGGGCTGATCAGTGAGCGTGGTCGAAAGCCTATGGATGGCCACCGGTACGTGAACGTGTACCAGCTCGAAACCGCTTTGATGATTTCGGATAGTGAAAAAGAGGGTTCAACAATGGAACCCACTACAAAGGCAGAGGGTTCAGGAATGGAACCCACCAGAGGGTTCAACTCTGGAACCCACTTACAGGCAGAGGGTTCAACTTTAGACCCCACTACCTGTGGAAAACCTGTGGATAACTCAGGAAGTGGGTTCAACTTTGGAACCCCGTCTAAGAATTATATATATAACCATTCTGATACAGAACTACGGGGTTCAGAAGTTGAACCCTCTAGTGGGTGCAACGGTGGAACCCACCCCGCACTCGCCAACCTCCCCCCGAACGCCAACCGAGCCCTCGCCCGGCTGATCGAGATCTACCCGCCCATCGAGGGCGAGCAATCCTTCGCCCAGGCCGACCACGAATACCGAGAGCGAAAGCGCGAAGGCCTCACCGAAAGCCAGATGGTCGAGGGCATCAAGCGCTACGCAGCGTTTCTCCAGGCCAAGGGCACGCCCACGCAGTACACGATGCACCTGAAAAAATTCATCGGCCCGGACAAGCATTTCATGAAGCCGTGGACCGTCCAGGCCACCGGGCAAGCAACCAACCGCCAAGCGTCGAAAGCCGAACGGCTCGCCGCGGCGTACCAGGAATATTTCGGAGGCCCACCGCAATGACCCACCGCAGATTCGACCCCAACACCCTCGACGGCGTGCTCGAAACCGAGCTGCACAAAATGGTTTACCGCCACCTGGACTTCGGCCCCCGGGTCGAGGACGTGCCGACCGTGCACGCCATTATGCGCGAAGATCTGATGCGCCACGGGCTCACCGAGGACGACCGCGACCGCGTGCAGAAAGCGTTCTGGGACCTGGGGCCGAAGATCCAGCGGTTCCCCACGCCGCAGATGATCATCACCGCACTGCCGCCGCGTGAGGGTTACTACCGCGGCATTGAGCATCAGCCAAGGCGCAATCCGGAGCAGGCCGCTACTGCGTTCGCGAAAATGCGCAAGCGTCTCGGGATTAAACCAAGCACTGAGCCGGGGCAGCCGGCTTTCGATACAACCGGCGATGATGAGGACGATCAACCATGACTGACGCGACCGAGAGCACTAGCCAACCGAACCCCAACGTCGATGACGTGACCGGATAACGGATTGCTGAACGAAGGCAAAGCGCTTGGCCAGCAGATCGATGCGTACATCGAGAAACTGAACGCAATGCCTGGACAGTTCAGCGAGAAGGACATCGACCCGGACATCATCGACAAGCGTTGGTTGTCGATCGGCCGCACCGACATGCAGAAAGGGCTGATGGCGGTCATTCGATCGATCGCCAAACCGACATCGTTCTGATGCCTGAACAACAAACCATGGGCATCGATCAGCCGCCCGACGTCCACGAGCAGATCGCGGAGATCGAGCGCGAGCTGGTGGTTCGCGTGCGTGTGTACCCCGAATGGATCGAACGCGGAAAGATCAAGCGGGCGGTTGCTGATCACCGCATTCGCTGCCTGGAGGAAACCCTCGGCGCTTTGCGGCAGTTGGCAAGGCTGTACGGGCCGGAATTTTCGAAATGACTGATCGCCCCATACGCTACAGCGAGATCCTCGACCGTTGTCTCGCGCACGAGGACAAAGCGCATCGCGACGCTGTGCTCGCCGAGTTCCCGGAGAACGTGCAGCGCATCGTACGGGGATTGATGACCGGCATAGCAAAGCGCCTGGCGTCCTACGTGCGCGTCAGCGCAAAGCGTGAACGTCACCTGGATCGGAACGTGCGCCGTCAGCGATACCGGCAACGACTCGATGCCATTCACCCGCCCTGGCTGCGTCAGCGTGTCGCGACCATTGCCGGCGAGTGTTGGGAGAGGGATGTGGCATGACCCGCGTCCTCGGCATAGACCCCGGCACCCACACCGGCCTGGTCGACGTGCAGGACGGCGAGTTCGTGGAGCTGCTCGAAACGACGTTCTGGGGTGCCTACGAGTACGTTGTCGCAGAGTCGCCCAATCATATCGACCTGGTTGTGATTGAGATATCGGACAAGACGTTCGTCTGGCAGGACAACGCGAACAAGGGCGGGGTCGGTAAGGGCCGCAAGGTCGGGCAGGACGTTGGTGGTGCAAGACGTGAAGGCGAGCTGCTTTATGACGGGCTGGCGCGACTCGGCTACAACGTGAAAGCTGTACCGCCAGCCGGCAAGGTCGACCACGACGTGTTCCGCGCCGTGACCGGTTGCACGGTCAATAAAACAAACCCGCACAAACGAGACGCCGGCATGCTGGCTTGGCAGGAGTATTGCCGTCTCAAACAAATGGCGAAGGTGCGAGCATGATTGACCCCATCAAACTGCTCGACCTCCAAGCGCAAGGCTGGACGTCGAGAGAGATTGCGGAATTTTACGACGCCAACCCGAAAACGGTTGCGAACCAAGCCCGTCGCATGGGCTCGCCATTCCCGCTCGGCGACGGTCGCTTGAAAACGAAAAAGTGCCTCAATCATTGCGGAGCAATGACAGTTGCGTATCAGCGCGTGTGTGACGACTGCCGCGCGCAGCAGCAGCGCGAAGGGCTGATCTACATCGAAACCCACGAGGTCGCAATATGACCGCCCCTGACAAACAAATGACGACGCAAAGCGACGACGACCCCAAGCGCGCCCCGATGCCGGAGATCACCGAGTTCCCGAGCCCGGTTGACCAGCAACTGGTCGACGCCATCCTGCGCGACCCGATGACGCCGGCTGGCGTGCACGTCCAGCAGATCATGCCGGGCCAGTACAAGCGGCTCAACTCGGCGGCGTCACGCGCCACCCGAATCTTGCAAAAGCCGGTAGTACAGCGCTACATGCGCGTGCAGCAGGAACGCATACGCCGCGCCGCGGACATCGAGCAGAGCGACCTGTTGGCGCACCTGGCGATGATCATCAAGACCGACATCACGCAGGTGGCCACCTGGGACGAGCAGGGCCGCGTGACATTCGCCGAGACCGACCAGCTACCAACGCACACCCGGCGCGCCATCAAGAAAATCAAGACCAAGACCACAACGCGCCACTTCGAGAGAGGCGGCAGTGAGGAAACCGTGACCACCGAGCTCGAAATGTATTCGCACCTGGACGCCATAAAGCTGTTCAGCGAAATCGCCGGCATCAAAGGCACTGACGGTTCGGTGCATATCGATAACCACGGCGTCATTTACCTCAACCCCCCGCAATCACCCGAAGATGCACTCAAAGGCAAAACCATCCACGAGGGCTAAGTCATGCCGAAAATCGACGGATCAGGCGTATATCGCAAGTGCCGTGGTTGCGCGCAGTACCGACCGCTGCGGGAGTTCACGGGCGAAGATGCGGGTCAATGCCGCGTATGCCAGCCGCCGGTCGCGACGAAAGCGTGCGCCTGTTGTGGGCTCACGCAGCCGGTAGAGTGCTTTCACGTCGACCGCACGGCGCGCGATGGCCGGCGCCGGGAATGCAAGACGTGCCGCAACCACATGAAGCGCATCGAGTGGGCCCAACAAGCCGCGCGGATCGCGACGGATGCGCAGCACGCGGCGGCGGTATCCAATCCGCTTGATCGGCTGATCCGGCGGCCGTGGGTCTAGCGCTTAAACAACTTTCCAACGACATCCAAGAACAGCCCGCCGTCTGGCGGGTCTATGAGGGGTCGTCGCAGGATCATTTCATTCGCTGCCCGTTCTGGGAGGCGCTGTATACCGGCACACGGGGGCCGGGCAAGACCGATGCGTTGTTGATGTCGTTCGCCCAGCACGTCGGCAAAGGCTGGGGGCGGCACTGGCGTGGCGTGATATTTCGCCGGCGGTACAAGGAGCTGGATGAGATCAAAACGAAGGGCATCAAGTTTTTCTATCCGGCCTTTCCCGGTTGCCGATTCCTCGAATCGCAAAGCGCGTACAAATTCAAGTGGCCGAGTGGCGAGGAATTGCTGCTGCGACACCTCGAGCACGATGATGATTATTGGTCGTACCACGGCCACGAGTATCCGTACGTTGGATTCGACGAGCTGACCACCTGGCCAACGGATTATCTCTATGAGGCGATGAAGTCGTGCTCGCGTACATCGCACAGCGGCGTTCCGCGCATGTACCGGGCGACGACCAATCCGTACGGCACCGGTCACCCGTGGGTGAAGCGGTATTGGTACGACCCGGCGCCCGGCTATGAGCGCGACGGCACCTATATCCGCGATCCCCACACCGGACAGATCCGTGTGCGCTTCTCCGGCGACCTGCTCGAAAACAAGGCGCTGATCGAGGCGTCGCCCGAGTACCTGCAGCAGCTCGACGGTATCCAGTCCGAGGCGCTGCGTATGGCGTGGCGGTTCGGCTCCTGGGAGATTGCCATCGGCGGATTCTGGGATGGCGTCTGGGATCCGAGCCAGCACATCGTCAAGCGATTTATCCCGCCGGTGACCTGGCGGCGATGGCGGGCGCTGGATTGGGGCTATGCCAAGCCTTACAGCGTCGGCTGGTACGCCAAGAGCCCGGAGGGCCAGATCGTGCGGTATCGCGAGCTGTACGGCTGGGGCGGCAAGGAGGACGTCGGCAGTCGGGAGTCGGTGAGTGCGGTCGCGCACAAGATCCTCGAGCACGACAAGTTCGAGCGCCAGCACGGCGCCCGCTTCCAGCTCAACCCGGCCGACTCGCAAATCTGGGCATCGGAGGGCACCGAGCGGTCGGTCGCCGATATCTTCAGCGAGTGCGGCGTGGTGTGGCACAAGGCCAGCAAGGGGCCAGGGTCGCGCGTCAACGGTTGGAACGCCATTCGTGAAGCCTTGGAGGAACGCATCCCCTTGCCGCCCGAGAGAGGCGGGGGCGAGGTCCCGGGGTTCGTAGTCACGGATAACTGCAAGCACTTCCTGCGCACGTTCCCGGTCGCGATGCCGGATGAGGACAATTGGGAAGATATCGCCACCGACACCGAGGACCACTGTTTCGCTGCCGACACCCCCATAATAGCCACAAAGTCGCATGTATACAGCATGGGACGGTGGCGCCGGTACAGAAATGCTCGCATGACCAGACGAAATGCGGTACTCTTAAAGCTGTCATTCTCCGATGGGAGCGAGATCAAATGCACGCCCGATCACAAATTCTGGACTGGCTTAACCTGGGTGGAGGCGCGCCATCTCAGCCAGAGAACCCTCTTGTCGTCACCGATACCAGACAAGATTTCCGGGGATTGCGCTACAACCTTTGCGGCGCTTACTTCATGCGCACCTGGCGCCGTGGCGGCAAGTGGTACAGGGAGCGGCTTCATCGAGCGGTGTGGCTACACCATCATGGGCCTATTCCGGACGGCTATCACGTCCACCATCGTGACGGGGATCGAACGAATAACCGGCTCGATAACCTCGAAGTGGTGGCAGCGTCGAAACACGCCTCTCGCCACGTGGCCGAGCGGATCAACAATGGAACATTCAAGCCGGCTGGCCCGAAAGCCAGGCAAGCAGTCGCTGAATGGCACGGCAGCGAAGCCGGCCGACAGTGGCATCGGGAGCAATACTACAAAAATTGCGCTCCCACTCTCGAGAAATGGGCTGACAAGTCTTGTACGGTTTGCGGCAATCTGTACCAGGCGCGAGCGGTTCATGCGCACCGCTCTAAGTATTGCAGCGGACGATGTAAAGCCACTGCGCTGCGTCGCCGTCGAGGAATGCGGCCGCGGTGATGTTTACTGCCTGACCGTCCCATCGGTCGGCGCCTTCACTCTCCCCAACGGCCTGACAGTTGCGAACTGCCTCGACGAAGTTCGCTATAGCATCTTCGCGCGCCACAAGGCGATTGTCGGACGGAAAAAACAGCAGCAGGATGCCACGTCACAACTCAATCCAGACAAAGAGCTGCCGCGTCCGCGGATCAAGCGCGAGAACCCGAACCGTCAGCGCATATGAGCGAGCCCACCATCACACAGCGATTGACTGACCCGAAGCTGCGCGGCCAGATCAAGGTCCGCCGTGAGCAGCAGCCGGACGGCACGCTGCACCTGGTGTTCTGCAAACGTGATCACGAGCTGCACTTTCGCGTGGACGGCGACAGGTTGATTCCCATCGATGGCTGAATTGCCCGGCAGCGGCGACCAGGTCGCGAATACCCACGAAAAGGACAAGACCCTCGAGCGCTTCGAGACGCAGGTCAAGGCGTCCGGCAAGAAGTGGGAGACGGAGTTCAAGAAGATCCGCCGTGCCCGCAAGCTGCTGCAGGGCGCCATACCCGATGACCTGCCGCTGGTCGAAAGCACCGTCGACCAAGTCCAGCCCTCGAAGAAGGTCCGCGCCAACCTGATCCTGGCCACCAACGAGGCCATGCTGCCGCTGATCTACGCGCGCAACCCCGACGTCGCCATCCGTCCCAGCCAGAAGGTCGGCAAGCAGGGCGAAATCTACAGCGTCATCCGCGCGTGGGCGGAAACGCTCGAAATCATTGTGTCGCACCAGCTCCGCACGGGCGGGTTGAAGAAGCAGGCAAAGAAGGCGGTGAAGTCGGTGCAGGCCGCGAAGGTGGGGTGGCTCAAGGTCACCTACCAGCGCGAGTACGGCCAGGATCCGCAGATCGCCAACCGCATGAATGACGTGCAGGAGAATCTGAGCACCATTCAAGCGCGGATCGCGGACCTGTCGGAGCAGAACCTGCCGAGCGACGAGCTGGAAGCCGAAGCCGCCGAGCTGCAGCAGATGATGCAGGGGTTGGAGGAAACCCCCGAGGTCGCCCTGGCCGAGGGCATTGTGGTGGATCATATCGCCACCGAGAACGTGCGCATGGATCCGTCCGTGTCGACCCTCGAGGACTACCTGCAGGCGAGCTGGATCGCGCACTACACGATGCTGCCGGTGCAGGCGTACCAGGATCAGTTCGGCGTCGATGAGGAAGGTATGCGCGGGGTCAAAATCTATTACCGCGGCGAGAACGGGGCGCTCGACAGCAAGACCTATTCCGACATGACGCAGCGCGGTGGCCAGGACGTCGAGGGCGATGTGTGCCTGTGGGAGCTGTGGCATCGCCAGGATAACAGCGTCTATACCTGGGCCGAGGGCGCCATGCAGTTCGCTCGTGAGCCGTATGTGCCCCAGAATCTCGGCGAGCGCTGGTATCCGTTCTTTCTGGTCGGGTTCCACTGGCTAGACGGCTCGGAGTGGCCGGAGTCGTCTGTGGAGCTGCTCGAGCGCCTGCAGCAGGAGTACAACGACACTCGTGAACAGATGAGCCAGCACCGCAAGGCGAACGTCCCGCATTACCTGGCGTCGGGCTCGGATATCACGCCCGAGGACGTGCGGTCGTTCGAGGTGGCCGGCGCCCGCGAGGTCGTGATCATCGACACGTCAGGGCGGCCGCTCAAGGATATTATCGCGCCAAGCCCTTCGATCCCGATGAACCCGGCGATGTACGACGTGGCCGACACCCGAGCGGACATGCAATGGGTATCCGGACTGCAGGACGCGGCCCGGGGCGGGGTGGTGAAGGCGAAAACCCTGGGCGAGGCCGAGATCGCGCAGAACCACCTAGCAAGCCGCGTGGGCAATTTCCAGGACGAGCTGGAGGACATGCTGAGCGACATGGCCACCTATGTCGCGCAGATTGTGCTGCAGAAGATGCCGCGCGATACCGTGATCCAGATCGCCGGCGACAACGCGGTGTGGCCGGAGCTGACCCGCTCCGACGTGTTCGACCTGTTCAACGTCGAGATCCGAGCGGGCTCGACCGGCAAGCCGGACAAGCAGCAGGAGCAAGAGCAGTGGTCGACGATGCTCGACCCGATGATGCAGCTCATCGAACGGATACTGACCATGCGCCAACCGCAGCAGGACCCGAATACCGGCGCGGTGAGCCCCGGCGTGCCTGACGATCAGAACCCGTATGTCGCGATCCTCGAGGAGACCCTCAAGCGCTTCGACGAGCGGATCGACCTGGAGCAGTTCCTGCCGCCGCAACAGCAGCAACAACCTCAGCAACAACAACAGCAGCCCGCCGCGCCGGGTAATGGTGCCAACGGGGCCGCCGGTGGCGCTGACCTGCAACAACAGATCCAGGCCGCGCTGCAGCAGCAGGCGGCAAACGCCCAACCCCCGCAACAGTAGCCATGACTAAAAAAGCCAAAGACGAGAACGACGCCGGAAAAGAGACCGAAACCCAAGAAGGCGCTGAATCCGAGCAGCAGTCCTTGTGGGATGTGACGTCGAAGGCGTACGAGAATCTCGACGACACGACCATCAGCGACGAATCCGCGCGCCTCGATGGAGAGGCGGCGCAGCAAGCCGCGGACAAGGACCAAGCCGCCGAGCCCGATGCCGACGACAAAGGCGAAGAACCGGACAAAACCGGCAAGGACGCCGGCTCCGCCGCCGATGATCCAGCCGCTGGGAAAGACGGCGACCGCGGGGACGCCAAGGACGGCAGTCAAGACATCAAGCAGGACGACGACCTCGAGCTGTCGGACGAGGAAAAGGCCGAACTGAACGAGCGGTCCATCAAACGGTTCGAGAACCTGGCCGAAAAAGTCAAAACCACCAGCCAGGAGCTGGAAGCGCGCAACCAAGAATTTGAGCAACTCAAACAGGATCACGAGACGCTAACCGGCGTCATCCAAGAAACAGGCGCATCGGCGGATCAGCTCGGGCAGATATTCGATATTACCGGTGATCTGACATCCGGCGAGCTGCAGCGTGGCCAGCGAGGGGTGCAGCGCGCTCATGCGTTGGTGCAGGAGTACGCGAAATATTACGGGATCAAGCTACCGAGCCATGATGTGCTGTCCGATCACCCGGACCTGCAGCAGCAGGTAGAGCAGGGACATATCACCCAGGAGCTGGCCGAGCAGACGGCGGCGCACCGCAACGCCAACCAGGGCCAGCAACTGTTCCAGCAGTCGCGCCAACAACAGACGCAGCAGGCGCAGCAGATGCAGGCCGAAGCGCAGCAGGCCGGGCAGCAGTTGAATAACCTGCAGGCGCAGTGGCAGGCGTCGGATCCGGATTGGCAGCAGAAGGCGCCGCTGTTGAACCAGTACGCTCAGCAGCTCGTGCAGGAATATCGGCGCGGCAACGTGCCGGCCGCCGACGTGCCGCGGCTGATGAAGGAACGCTACGATACCATCACGCAGACCATGCAGATCACTGCACAGTCGCTGCGCCAGCAACAAAAACCTGAGCCCAACCCTGTACGCCCGACAGCGAACAAGCATGCCCGGGCCGCCAAGCACTTCGACAACATCCAGGATGCGGTCACCGAAACGTACCGGAGCCTGTAATGCCCACCCGCCCGTTTTGCGCCAACACGAAATGCTTCATGCACGCCATGGAAGTGCCCGACAGCCAGCAGACGGCCGAGATCGGTCTGCCGAACGGCATGAAGCGAACGCTGCACCGCGACTACCTGGTCGTCAAGAAAGACGGCCGCAAATATCCGCTGTGCGATACCTGCGGCAACGTGATGCGCGTCATCATGGGCGAGGGCGAGGATCTGCCGCCCGGTTTCGGCATGTCGATTGACGCCCACGTAGTCGACCCGCACGGCAAGATCGGGCACTCGGA